GACCTGCTAAAAGTTATTTTGTCCAGAAATTACCATAAACTTACGAAGCGGATCGATGGTTCGCGAACTAAACCTTTTACCGCGATATAGACGGCATCCATCAGATCAGCGGTTGTATTTGGAAAACTCACCATCTCATTAATAAACTCGTTATGGTACTCACGTCGAATTAATAGTTTTTGTGACTTAATTAGATGGACAAGAAATTCATGTCGAGATTCTTTAGAGCCAGATGTATGAACCTTAACAACAGGTAAGACAACTTCACCTTCAGCCAAGTACTCATGGAAATACGTTTGTACAGCATAGGCTTCAATCTGTACTGAGTGCATCGCGGGATAGCGTAAGTACATACTAGTGACTAAATCACGTTGATCAGATAAACGGAGATTTCTTCGTTGCACGAAATCAAGTAGAAAGGTTCTACTTGTTCCACGCTCTTGACCAATTACTGCTATAGCGAACATACTATGTTGATTGGATTTATCAGTCCCTGGTGCAGCAAGGTCAACGCCCATAACGATATCGAGATTCTCAGGTAGCGCTTCTTGTGGCTCATAGTAACTTAATTCAAAGTCATCAGGTTCAATGAGACCACTTCCACTCGAAAAGTTAATATCATTTTGATATTGTAATCTAAAGACGTCAGGACCGTACATAGCTTCAATCTGTTGTAACTTATCTAAAGGAAAGTTCTCCTCCCAAAATGAAGTGCCATCTTCTTGAATCGCGGCTTGTACCATTGACTTCCAGCCGCCCTGTTCCATTTCCATTAATAAAATTTTATGATATAAATCTTCTCTATGATACGCCGTTCCAATAACATGAGCAGCAGTTTCGTGAGATACACTTAAAGTAGGCATAGCAACAAATCTAAACCAATCCCATATTTTGCGGCGCAGCGCGGCAGAATCTCTTGACTCTACGTCTACAATATCATCAAAGATTAAAATATCGAAGTGCTTACCAGCTAAGGTCGATCCAACGCCTAAAGCAGTAAAGGTAGCTTCCGCAAGAGGCATTGTACGTATCATAGAGACTTCTGCATTGTTCCACTTCTGAGCTTTCATTGGCTGAATAAGATCAGGCCAAACCATTTGCATTTTTGCATTGGTCTCTAACATACTCTTAATTTTACTAACAAAGCTGGAGGACAAGAGAGAAGACTTGGAGATCAATCCAATCCTAATATTAGGATTACGTAGAGCATGCCAAATAGCGTAGTGCTGCCCAAGAATAGTTGAATTATGGCAAACTGCTCCATTCGCTAAATAATTACCTTCACGAGTCGACAGATCAACCGTCAACCCTTTCGTCTTAGTAATATTTTTTATCTCTTGCAAAAAGTGCGGGTACTTAAAGAGGAAAGAGAAATTCTTTATTCCTGGAACAATACTGATATTCTCCTCGACGAATCTACGGGCTTTCTTAGGGTATTTTTTAAAGTCAGTCTTACATTCCTTTTCCAATCTAATTTTTAAAATAGGAATTACAAACGGATCGCGCTGAATCTCAGCCGCAAGCATGCACGCGAGTTCAGAGATTTGACTTTCAGTATAGTCACAAGTGTTACTTTCACCATTTAATAATTTCCAAAAATACTTCCGTAAAGCCGCACTCTTCTGAAGAAGTGTAGATCCTATACGAGTTAAAGGAAATCCTAAATTCAAAAACCATTTTTGAACTTCAATGGCTTGAGCTTCCGTGAACTTGATATACCTATTATACCACCAGAACATTCTTGCAATTGAACGCGAAGCAGCAAAGGTACAAGCTCTTAGAGGTATAGGAATTAAAGGGCTTTCATTATTAAATCCATTTTCTTGTAAATATTTTTCAAGCTCAGGAGGTAAAGATTTCCATTCTTTATGATTAAAATGCCTCCATAAAGGTATTCCAATTCGTTGACGAGTACGCGAAGCTCTCCAAATATTTTGCCAATTAGGATAAGTTGCATAGAAATAACTTAACGCAGAGAACCAAAGTTCGGGAGCTACATTAAAAGGATTAGAATCTTTCTCTGAAAAGCTTCGCCAATTGCAACGGAAAACGAAACGATCGTGCGGTGTTAATGCCTGCGCTTCGCGAAATTTTAAACGAAATCCATCCCATACAAGCCATTGATGTTCAGGAGTACAAGGAAGGACGTAGCCGTCTTCAGTTTCAATCTCCAGAATATTATCGATTCCATTCGAGAATAGCTGGGTTGCGCGAGTTTCGCCAAGACAAGAGCCGAGGATAAAATCAGTCGAGGTAGAGAAAGGAAGGGTTACTTCTTGATACGGAAGAACTTCTTTTAAGTATTGTAGACCACCACGCGTAGGAATTAAAGTATTAACCCCTACACATTTCCAAGAACCTCGAGGACCTAAAACTAAGGTCCTCGGATTAGCCATCTGGAAGTCAAACCACCTCTGGTGAAATGGTTGAAGTATCGTATCCAAAAATACAGCATTGAAGAAATCAAAACGTTCTTCTGCAGCTGTGCGAAGTACTTGGATTTCATCTTTATTTAATTTACTTAGTTTAAACTTACTTGATGAGGCCATGTTCTCCCATTACTCGTAACACTTCATCGATTCGTTCTTGTAATGTTACCGATTGAATCACATGATGTGGAATTGCGTGCTCCTGTAACATTCCAAGCATTATAAAATGCATTAGCCGCGCATTGTTCACCTGAGTATTACGTAGACCGTCATCTACTAAAGGTATACGTCCTGAAGGTACGAAGAAGTGGAACTCGTACATTGTTCTTGCATAATCAAGACAACGAGTATAATATCTGTCGAGAAAGTCTTGCATATCATCTTCTCGAGCCAAGTGACTTAAAGTATAAGCGAACATATCAATAGAAGAACGGTCCGCGAGAAACGGTTCAAGTAAAAACTTTTCGCGAATCATTCTCTTTTTTAATAGCCACGATTGAAAATCCATGGTTAGTTTTTTGTCAGTTCCAAAAGCGGGGGGCCTATCTAAACCCATTTCTTTTACTGCTTCACGAACGACGTTAGTTGTTTTCGCAACTTGTAAGATATCTGCTAGGGCGTTAATAAGAGTAGTCTTACCGCTTCCTTCAGAACCGGTAAACGCGATACCAAGTAACCAGTTAACTCTCACTATGATGACTCCCTTTTGTTAACGTAGATTCAATCAGTGCTGCTACTTCGGTTGCTTCAGTTGATCCTTGAGTTTTCGCGACTTGCATAAAGTCGTTGACGAACTTATGAACATCTAACTTTCCCTTAACCCTAAAGATATCAAAAGAACTTTCTACAGTCTCTTCGGTACCATAAGCTCGACGTAACTCAAGGATCAACTTAAATGTTTCCAATAATTCTTTCCACGTTTGAGGCCTTAATTTAGTCGTCTCTAGTGCTTCTGAACATATAGTCTCGAGCACACCAATCAATTGATGTGCCGTATAAGTCGGCTGTAACGCAGTTATAATAGCGTCGGATGCAACTTGAGGTACATGAATTTGCATTTTCCTTTTAAAGTCAACCCAAGCATGATAACCACAGGTACACTTACAATTATTAGACTTCCAATACTTCAACGTATTGGGACTAACACTAAGCTTTCCCGCGATTTCTTCAAGTGACAAGCCTTGAGTATAAAACTCAAAGGCTTGTCTATGTAATTCAATATCACGATTTGACATAATTTAAAGCTCTTACTACTGCGATTTTAACTCCAGCATCTAAGATTAAGACTGGAGAAGGATCATTAAGCCAGGTATTAACAATGTCGAGCAGGCGATGCCGCATTTGATCTGAAAGGGCATGATCTACTTGTAATATAATTCGATCACCGTCTCCCATTTCTACTTCGACAACTTTACCATCATGAAATTGAACTTCAAGGTTTCGACTCATTATTTCTTACCATGCTTATTGGCTTCGATAGCTCTTAGCTGCCGCATAGCATCTTCTTTAGTTTTATGCCTACCAAGAACTTTGCCGGTAGATGAGGAACGTACAACCCACTCCTTACCTTCTTTTGCGACTTTCTTTTCAACGGGAAAATCCATTTTCAAGTACCCCCAATCTTGAGGATTAGTTTGAAAATCCAGGAAGAAATCTAACTCACTCATCGGGTTCCGCTTCTTCTTCCATCCCGGAATCAGTAATCGTTTCCATAGCTTCCCGGACCCAACTATCAACTTGTTCTGACTTCTCACGATAGTAATCACGAAAAGTGTTCGCTTGAACCTTTACTCCATCCTCTAAGGTATACCATCCACCCTTTTTCTTAGCCTTTCCTGACATTACAAGAACGTCTAACATTGGAGTTATACCATCAACACCTGAATCCCAACGGACAATAAAATTGCAAGTCTTTAAAGGTGCAGCAAGTTTATTCCGAATGTTCTTTGCTTTAACTTCAATACCGATTGGATCTTGGCCTTGCTTGACATAACGAAATCTAGCAAGCTGAAAGATCATAGACGAATAAAACGTTGTAGGATTTTTAGCAAGCCAAGTTAAAGGACTTCCATAACCCATCGTCATGATCTTTGTTCTTGGCTGATGTACCAAAATTAAAGCGACGCGAGTCTTAGCAATCAATCCGACAATGTTTCGAAAGGCTTGACTAAAATATCTCGCGTGAATACCAGGCTGTGTTGACTTCCCTTCCGCCATCGTAAGATCAGATTCACTTGCTAAAGCAGAGCAAGTATCAAGAGCGATGCACAAAAGCCTGTCAGGATTATCTGCTCTTACTAATTTAATAACGTTTTCAATTAGTGGAACAGTTTGCTCGAGCTGTATGTCTTCGAATTTAATTAGTTCGTCAGTGTCTAGACCAACAATTCTAGCCCTCTCAACTTCCAATGAGTATTCGCTATCCACTAAGACAGCGATACCCCCACGTTTTTGAACGGAAGAAAGGATCGAATAGACGAGGGAACTTTTACCAGTTCCCGGTTCACCTACTAAGCTGATCGTTCTTCCTACAGGAATTCCACCCCTTCCCGTAATGATATCAAAAGTAGGGATTCCAGTCGGAATAAATTCCTTAACGTTGGCGTGGCATTCGGGAGAGTCTAGATCTAGAGCACCGAGCTTTTCACGTAGTTGGCTCATATTAACTCCCAGAATCCGGGAGCCGAAGCTCCCGGATTACCTAGTAGAGATAGTTAGTCAAGCTCGCCGAGCTTGACTGATTCACCTGCGATGGCGCCTTTCAGCTTTGCCATACCGGCTTTAACGCTTTCTCCACTCGGAGTTGCTGGAGTTCCAGCCTCTGGAGCGATAGTTCCGAGCCCTTCAAAAGACTTACTACCACCAAGAGTTTGTTCAACTCGAGCTACTAATTCAGGTGGAAATAAAGCCTTTTGTTCTTCATATCCACGGCGTTGATCTTGAACGATCGCATCTAGATCATGACATTGACCTAGAAGATCTGTATTTGCAATCGCTGAAGGTTGGCGGTCGAGACGAACGTTATACCGATTACCGGGATTCTTTGTAATGATAACATTGAATCCAGTTTCCGGATTAATGAAATCTTCACCACTGATGAACAGCTGGAAGATTTGGCCAAAGACGGTAAAGCTTAAAGGCAGGATTTTTACAACCGGCTCTTCCGCTTTAACGTCAAACGCGTTTACCCAGAAGACCCGGCTCGCTTTCATATTACGAGCCGCTTCTTGATCTTCCTTACTAGGTGACATTGACAATACGGTAATCGCATCATCAACAAAACATTTTGACGGAGGGGTCTCAGTAGCATTACAAACCGCTACACGATTACGTTCTCCACCACCAACTTTAAAATGGTT